CTTTTTGTTCTATTCCTTTTGCGTTTACTAAATGTCTGGACAATTGATCTTTATATTCATCTTCTAAAGATCTTAGATAAAAATCACTTCCTTTGAATCTATTTGTGTCAGGACCTCCAGCACCAAGCCTATAGAAATCTTGACTAAGTCTGGTAAGTTTGCTGGAGTGTTGAGATTGGACTGCATTAATTGCTTTATTTAAAACTTCATCTGCAGAAGTTCCATTTAAGCCTCTTAGTTTTAATCTACTTCCATTTTCAGCTAATGCAGTAGTGAACGCATCGTCTGTTGAGTATCCAAACTTTTGAGTAAGCCTACCTAGTGCCTGCTCTCTTGTTAGCCTTCCGGAAACAACATCATGAGCTACGCCTAAAGCTTTGAATTGGTTTTTTCCTGCGGCAATTCCTACGCCTGCGCCTTTAAATGTCGGAAGTACGTCAAGTACTCCTACTCCATCCTCAGTTGTTCCAGTAAAAAATCCTCTGGCTCTAGCCGTCATTACCTTAAGTCTCTTAGACCTATCAGCATTAGCCATATCTTCTACGGCTTGTTTTGCTCCGTGTCTAGCTGCCCTTAAAGCCTGAACAAATTCTGGCTGAGAATTACCAGCTTCAGAAACACCTGCTGCAAATGCTCCACTTGTTTGAGAAGACATTTTTAGGACTTTATTTGTCATCCCTGCTATATCTTGACCAACTTCAGCAAGGAGCGATCTGATATCTATTGCAGCGTTTGCCGCTTTCTTTTGGATAGGAGACAAAGCCCTAAGGTCATTCATTGACCCAGCTAATGTTGTAAGTGAACTTCTTCCAGCTGCTCCAGCTGCTCCTACTGCCTCAAAGGGCAACACCATTGTTGCAACGTTTAAGGTAGACTGTTTTACGAAGTCAGAGATTACGTCTGCTGGATTATACCAATTTAATCTTTTCTTCTCTTGATTCTGTCCAAATAATGGTTCAGTAACTGCCCTTTGGGTTACGTACAGTGCAGGTAATTCATATGGCATTCTTCTAGCAGCTCTAACAAGCCTAACCTGTAGCTCGTCTCTCATCGTCCAGGCTTCAGCAGACTCAGAGGTTAAGCCTCTAGCGGAACTTCTTGCACCTTCTTGACTTAAAGGTCTAAAGAACTTTCTTCTACCTAAAGTAGGGTTGTAACCAGTTGTTAATTTTCCATCAACTTCATAAACAGCCTTAAGGTACGGATCATCTACTCCGTCAATGCTTCGGTGCATTGCACTGAGATTGTCTAATTCTTTTCTTATCTCAGTAATACTTCTTATTGCCCTGGTAGAAAGGGCATCCGTTCTTCCGGCTGTTACGGCTGAATCAGAAGACCTTTGTAAGGCTTGACCTAGTTTTAATCCACCAGATTTTGTTAACCTTGAAGCAAGAGTTGTAACAAGCATTGCTGTGCCAGCAGATGCAAAAAAGCGCATCATAGGATGCGCATCTAAAGCCTTTGCTACATAGCCTGAATTAGGACTGGGTGTTTCTGTTTCACCCTCTCTAGACGGCATATCTCTAGAGGAGACTCCATGCCCTAAATTATGTATAGGTCCCTTGTCCCTAAACATATAGTCCTCCTAATTACATTGCCCCCCAAAGCTTTCTGGCAACTGGGTCTTCATAAGCTGCTTCGCCTTGCTTTCTTGAAGCATTGTAGTTTGCAGCTTTTGCTTGTTCTTTTTGCATTTCTTCTTCTGGATCTATTAGCTCTAGTTTAATATTTGTGGCCTCAATGCCATATATATTTTGTTGAATTTCAATTATTTTTTCTGCTAGGGCAACTCTTTCTGACAGTTGAGAAAAAGTCATATTATCAAGATCTTCTGGAGAATATGTATTTATAGTAGCCAGAACAAAGGCTTTCATTAAACTTCTAACCTCTCCAGCGACTTGTCTTTTTGAGTCAAGTATTCTTTTTGCAACCCTTGCAGACTGAAAACCTGATGCATCAAGAACTTCTTGTGCAACTGAAGATACCATTCCAGCAGGGATCCTATATATGTCAAAACCTTCTGGATATACAATTGTAGCTTTTAAAATTTCATCTTCTGCGTCGGCAGAAGAAAAACCTTGAGCTTGTCCTATTAAAGAAATTTTATCAAACTCAGCGAATGTTAGTTCCCTGAATAACAAATCAGTCCCCTTTACATTAACTGCGTAAAGGGGACCGTATTTTTGCTTAAGTTCTAAGAGAACTTCATTATCCATAAATTATAACTGACGGACCTCTAGGGCAACGAAGCCAGAAGCTTCCAGTATTTCCTGAGACAGAAGCGACGGTAGACCTGCCATCTCGTTTGAGAGGGCAATCTTGTCATACGCTGGAAAGAGTAGGCAAATTTCAGTAATAGCCTCTTCATTCCAGAGATTAGCTTCTGCAGTTGACATTTGCCCTGCTTGAACAAGCTGCTCCATCTTTTTTACAAGCTGCTTATATTCATTTCTATTTAGGGTTCTCCAAACAATGTGTTTGTCAAATGTAATAGATGTTACATATACGTCACCAAACATTGACTTCCATTGCTTAATTTGACCAGCAGTTGGGCCACCGTCCCAAATCTCTTCATCATCAGCAAGGTCTTCAACGGTCATACCCTGTTGGTCATCATAGACGCCTTCTTCATCCTCAATCGAAAGAACTTGGTAGTCTTCAACACCAAGCTCTTCTTTCGTAGTCTCATCAGTAGTAATTACTACTTTCTTTTCACCTGACATTTTTTCTCCTTTTGCGCAATTGGATCATTGCCTTAATTATATCATATTTCTATACTAAGCTGTATACTCGCCATTATTAAAAGTAACTCCAGATGTAACAGTTTGAGTGGTTACATTCTGAGTAGTATATTCTTTTTCCGTCTCATCTGGTACGGTAACTTTTTGACCGGTAACCGCATTATCCCCTACTCTTGCGTCTGTAAAATACATGTCTCTAGCTACAAACTGATAGTTTTCTACTAGCGGTTGACCCCCACTTGTATAAGAGGTTGTCATGGACATTAAATTAATATTTTGAAGAACTAATTTCATAGGAGATGAACTAGAAAGATCGGTTAAAGTCTTGCGTTCATTATAGTCCGTTGATAAAATTCTGTCTGAATTTAATTGTCTATTTATACTATTTGCAGAATCGTATGTAACTATTTTATTATTAGTTACAGCGTCTTCTTCCACTCCATAAAATATAATTAAATTAAAAGGCGGATGAGCACTAAAGATATTATGACCCGCACCTTGACCTTCAATTAAAGTTCTAGACATTGGATCTGATGTAACCCTATCAAGCTCTGAATTAAGCCAGTATTTTTGAATGTTAATTTCATCATCTTTTCTAGCTTGGTCAGTAGAACTTCCTAGGGTACTTCTAACTGCAGACGATGGGTTGGAGCTAGAGCTTTCCATTCTTACTTTTGCTGCTTGCTCTAGTAAGTCCGTCATTCTTCTTGGATACCTAGAATAGATTGAAAGCTCACCAGTAATCAACCTAGTGCCCAGCATCATAGCGTCATAGTTATATGACCAAAAACCGTATAAAGGCTGCTTTTCCTGCTTGACAACAAAGGCCATTGAAGCAATGTCCATTTCGTCTTTTTCATCAAAAAGACCGTCTATGTATACCTTGACATCTTCCCCTGAAAAGAAATAATCATAATAACTGTTAAATCTTTCGTCAGTTCTAGTGCCACCCCACTCAAGATCTATTGCCTCGTTTATAGGGTCAAAAAAATTATCGCCCTCTTTTAAATTCCTTGGCATGTATGCAGTAAAAGGCCTATAGGGAGCTCTTCTATATTGTTCTGCTGGCATTTAGTTTGCTATCCTTGAATTAATAAAATTCTTATAAAGTTCTATTCTATCACCAAAAAAGTTTGTTGATATATCAGTTTCCATCTTGAGCATATCGTCGGAGCTGTTAGAATAAATGTTTCTATCCTCTATAGGATCTATATGCATTAAGGGCTGTATACCTCTTGCCATATAAGTATATGTCTGTTCCGTAATAAGATCGTCTACAGACATAGTTTGACCTTCGTCAACTATAGTAACTCCATATATCTTCATTTTAGCAGCTAAACCGTATTCATTAAAGAATGTTAAAACAATATCAAAAGGTGGCAGCATGTCAGCTAATGGGGCATAGTTTTTATTAGCTAGTGCGTTTTTGAATCTTTTAATTCTATAAAAAGCGTACTCATTAAATACAGTAAAGATTAAAGAACCAGCTATTGTTCTAGAACCTTTCACGAATCCCCTAGGATTTACGTGCCCAAGAGTTCTAACTGGACTATTCTCTCTATGCACAGAGTATGAGATTGTTTGAATTTCACCAAGCTCAATAAAATCTCCAACATCGCTTGAAGTTTCGGTTCCCATTCTAGGTAAAACCATTGTGGCTTGAATGTCAACACCGGCAAAGGACATATTAGAGAATGGATCTGGGAGACCCTTTTCTCTTCTAATTGACTCAACCTGATTACCGTAGTCAACTATTTTTCTTTGTTCTATTTTAAGTTTTTCAATATCTTTGTACATTTTGCTCCGATAAAAACTAAAGCGTGGAGGACAAACTAGTCATCCTCCACGCTTTAGCTATTAAGACTTAACCTTAAGAATTATGGTCTAATGATTTCTGAGTTTAGACCGCTTGAGGTTACTGCGTCCTTAGAAATGATGTCAGACAAGCTGCCACCGAATCTGCTCAATTGTGAGTTAGAAATGGTGTACATAGGACCAATCTCACGAGCTACGTAGGTCATTGTCTCTTCAATAACGATGTCGTCCATTGAAGCGCCAGAACCTTCGTTTAGAAGCTCAACGCCGTAGATTGATCTTACTGCGCCTTGACCATACTCATTGACAAAAGTAATTGTAATGTCAAATGGTGGGATCTGGTCAGCGTAGTAAGGAACCTTGCTTACAACGTCTCTTGTTTGGTCGTCAAACTCAGCAATGCCTCTTCTGTGTGAAGGATCACCTGGAAGTGTGTTGCTTGATCTTGTCCAAAATTTCATTTCCTGAGAAGTGCCATGATGTGTCTCTAGCATTGTGTAAAGAGCTGGGCGGTCAAAGACTGTGAAAATCAATGAACCAGCGATACCTCTTTTACCTCTGGAGAATGACCTTGGGTTTGGTGAACCCATGGTGTAAATTGGGGCTTTTTCTCTTGTGACCGAGAAAGTAATACCTGAAAGTGCTCCAATCTCCTTACCGCCAAAGGTGGCAACAATATCTGCTCCGGAGAAAGTGGTGTATGTATTAAGGTATTTGTTAACCGGTGAATCGTAGTACTCGCCTGATGCTGGCATCTGTGTACCCTCCTATCTTATAGTGTTAATATTAAAGGTTAACTGCTATTTGAACTTCAATTGACTTAAGTTCAAATGCTGGTGTTAGCACTAGGTCAACAAGGGCCTTGTTCTCTGTTGGGATGTAACTTACTGTGAAGTCACTGTCGAGAAGGGCACCAAGCTGTTGCATGCCACGTAGACCCGAAGTAATAGCTGTTTCCATCGAGTTACGAACTTGCATTGTTGAAGGCTCACCAATAAACTTCTGGCAAACCTGGCGGACTACAAGCGAAGCCTCATTAATAATTCTTGAGGTTGAAATTCTATTGTAATCTGAGGTTGCAGGAGCAAATGTCATGCCTTCTGCATATACTGGAATCTTATTAAAGTTAAGGACAATTGCATTTACGCCTTTGTCGGTAACGCCAGTTGCTTGATCGTTTGAAAGCTGTGTTCTTGTTGGGTTGTAACGAAGTCTTGTTACGTTGAAGACAACCTTGTTAACTGGGCTTACATAAGAAGCCATTCTGCTGAGAGAAGCAGCAAATGTAGTTGCACCATTGGCATAACCAAAATCGCTGTAGTTTTCTGAGCTGTAGTTAACTGGCTTAACTTCTGCGGCAATGATAATAACGTATCTACCAATGCCACCCCATGTATAGGATGAACCGCTTGTGGCGTTCTTATCTGGCAAGCGGGTAAGTGTTAAGTGTGAAGATACGTTGGCTGGAGTCATTGTCTCTGCTGTTGCAGGGGTTGCTCCAGTTCCAATCCATGGTCTAATACCCATTACTGCAACACATGGGTTTGTATTTTCACTAATTGACTTGACCTTGTTTGCAACCTTGTATGCCCAGTTGTTTGCTACAGTAGTTGTATTGTCAGCATGGAAGCCATACTCGACGTCATCGCTTGGTGTAGCTGGATCTTGCCAGTCAGATGTGACTCCGCCTCTGCCCCAAGGGACAATGATGTCTGGAAGTGCTACTTCAGCAGCAGCAAATGCGTCATCAAATACATCTGAACCACCAGAGGTTACTGTACCATTTGTGTGGTTAAAAGTTGTGTTGCTTGGAAGAGGAACCATGAAGATTCTATCTGCACCTGCAGCAACAAGTTCTTTATAAGACTTGTGTAACTGTGAGCCCTCACCAAAAGCGGTGATGACATCTGATTCTTTAGTGACTTGGACTACGTCTAAGTCAGCTACGTTGCCAGTGCCATCAGCAGTATTGCGCATGCCGATAACACAGATTCTTGGACCGACAGGAGAATCCTGTCTTGAGATGCTATAAAAGCGATCTTTTACGATTGTTTTAACGCCAGGTAGAGCCATTGAATTTTAAACCTCCGGTTTGCAGTCTTTTGTAGGTCTAGTCTTAATGTATAGTAACGAACAACCTATAAAAACAACTATGAACTAAGATTTGGAGTGGAACTTTGATATAGGTCTATAATACTTACCTCTGTTCCCTCAAAGTTAGGGGTTGCCATTTCTAATGGCTCTTTAACTAATTCTTTTTCGTAAGCCATATAGGTTCTTACGTCTATGGCTATTTTTTCTATGGTTCCAACCGAAGTAGCTATTAATTTTTCGGTGGTCAACATATAGGTGACGGTTCTTTTAACTACGTCAGTACTACCTTTATTTTCTTCTGCATCAGCCAATCTTCTAGCATAAACAAACTCTGAAGCTCCTAATCTTTTAAAAACAGGAGTATACTCCAGCATAAAGTCTTCAAATATTTCCGCTAGAGAATCTGCGACTTCAGCTCCGTCATACCTAGATTCTGGAGTCCTAGTGGCTCCGCCCATCACCTTAGTGGTTATGGTAAAAGAGACTACATTTTGAAATCTCTGACCAAATACCATGACATCATTTTCAACAACATGTCTGCTTCTTGGCTTTGGCTCAACTGAGTGAGCTTTTCTTAACTCTAGGCCATAAACGATACAGGGGTAGACAGCGTACTGAGCTGGTTGAGTTGGAACAATTGGAATGTCTGGATGTAGGTTTTCCCATAAAAGTTTAACAACAGAAACAAACTCTAAATAAGTTAAATTTCCTGCAGCCTGCAGTGGTGGACCAAATGTCCTGTTGTTAGCGACTTCATTTAAAGCTGGAAGTGGAAAACCAAATGCGTTCTGTGCCATTTTTAAGCTGCCTTACCTGATGATATGCTGAAGGATAATTTCTTTAACCCCAACGAAGAAACGACACTGATGTCAAAATAAAGCTTCCCCTTTACTTCTTGATCACTATATGCTTCAAAAGTATAATCTGATATTATATTATTGGTTTTTAAATATGACAGAAGACTTCTTACATCTTCTACTGCTTTTTGAGAAGAAAATTTACTTATATTATTATTAGATAAAGACTTTATCTCGTTTATAAGCATAGCGCAGAGTCTAATCTGTGGAAGTTTTCTATAGTTTGAGGTAGGATGAGCCATGGTATTATCATTGGTTAAATACACTTGATACATATTACCTCTTCTACTTCTAGCGTTTCTGGTAAAAGTATTGACCCCTATGTTATCTAATCTATCAACTTGAGATTGGTTTAAAGATATTCCGCTAAGCCCGAAAGCAGAAGGTACATTTTTTCTTATTAAACTCTGGTTTACTGGATTAGAAGATATCATTCCAGCAGCGGTTGCTGCAGCGGAAGAGATATATGTGATATTCAAAAAGTTATGATTAATTATTAATTCTCCATAAACTGGAACTATGAATCTGCCCATATCTCCTATTATTTGATTCTGAGAATCAAACATTGTATATCGATTAGTAAATATATTTTTATTTTCAAGTGCAGCTATATCAGCTTCCGATATTCCACCAGTTCTACTGCCAATAACACCTATCTGAATCATTCCGCTCTTATTGTGAAAGTCTTGACAATACATGGCTAATTGAGTAGTAAAATCTATAGATCCTGTATTCAGGATACTTGTCTCTAGTGGAACTATTATATCTAAATAATCATAATCTTTTATAATTTCATAAGTTTCTTCTAGCCTAGACCAGTATCTTTGATAGAAGTTATAATTAATAGGAGTTGCATCGCCCATAGAGTAAAATGGTATTGCAGTATTTCTTTGGCCTAAGTCTTCAATGTACTCAGTCATTGGAGCGGCTGCACAAATATATATATCTCTAGCACCTGCTGCGTATGCATCAAATACACCTCTTAGTAAGGGTGAATTAACATTTGCCTTAAGAAGATCTACCGCTTCTTGAATAGAGCTTATTCTAATAATATTATTTAAAGCAATTCCGTCAGCATGGCCTATCAAGAGTATAGAGTTAGTCTTGTATTGTTCAAGGGTTTCATAAGCTGGAACAAATGATTGAATAATTTCTCTTTGACCGGATGCATATGAAGAAGACAGCGCAGCGCTAGTTTGCGGTACTTGAAAGTGCGCTATATATTGTATTATTTTAGCTCCAGAATAAGTTGTAGCTACAACTGAATAGTTACCAGGAAACAAGCTATTAGAAACTGTATAATAAAAAGAAAACTTTGTTGTATTTAGATTAGAAACATTTTGCCCTGGCAAATCTCCAAAATTGCCATGATATATAGTGTTGTTTGTAGTTTTCTCAATATAGTTACCACTAGGTGTGGCGTCTTGAAATAAGTAAGAATAAGGACCATCTATAATAGTTCCCGACCCTGCGTCACCTCTATATACCGATACTAAGACATCAGAAGGAGTTGCTCCTGCTGTTGGATCGTAAAAAGTATTATTTTCGTTAAAAATAAATTCAAAAGTACCAGTTTGGCCTGGAGATAACACTATCATCAACTTGGCCTTTCTCTGGTAGCTCCAACTGTCCAGTATACTATTTTGCCCATTCTACCCCTTACTGGGGCGGCAAAGTCGATCAGATAAACATTTGGATCATTAATATTAGAAGGAGACTCTTCGTATATCCTGTCTCCTTGCTTTGGGTTGACTTCTGATTCAAAATAAAAAATTAAATCAACATTAGTAACAAAACCTTCATTGTCTTCTTTTTGTGCTTGAGCAAGAACTTCAGCGGAGGGAAAAAAATGTCTTGTTGTTATTCTTTCAAAATTTGTGGAATATAGAAAATCATCAGATACTCTTCTTTGCAAGAGGACATCATGACCATATTCTCTAAGGATTTTTCTAAAAGCTTTTTTTGGATCAATCATACTTCTTGAATTTTCTATCCGGCATTGGGTCATCCGGTTCGGTTGGAGTTGTTCTACCTGGACCATAAAGTTCTTTGTCGGAAAGGTACACTAATTTACCTGTATCTGGATCAACAGTTTTGTAATTACTGTGAACTTTTTTATTTGGCAAACCTTTTGGAACAACAGCCCTCATGCCTACTCTAGATGCCATCATTTCTTTTCTTAAAGCTGCTGCTATTTGACACCATGTTGTGGCATTGCCTCTATTGACCGAATTTCTTGGATTTGATCTATTTGTAATAGAAAGATCAGCCAGCTTGAGCGACAGTTCATCATCTCCGCCAAATCCATAGGTTCTACTTAGCTCACAGCATGCAGAGGCCTTAATGTACTCGGCTGCTGTAAAGCTAATTCCAGATCCGTCTTCTGTATCCTGAAGATTAAAAATCTCTTTCATTTCAAGTGAGTAATGATGTATTAGTTCACCTATTTCTAATAGAGATGCGTCTGGGAAAAAGGATAAAAGTTCTTCTGGATCAACATATAGTGGATCTATATCAGCTGCAAATATTATTGTTTCATCAGATTTTAGAGTTACGCTTGGCCTATAGTCTGAATCTGTATCGCTTACGTATAAGTTTTGATTGACTACGATCTGAGAAGTATCCGGCATAATTCCGTTAAAAGTGACTGTATATTGCCCCGGTTCTGAGGGGGTAAAATCATAATAATATTCTGATGAAGTTAAAGAGGTAGCAAAATCATTGATAATTATATCTTCGCCATCAGCTTTTTCTATATTAACTATCACAGAAGAAGGAGATACCGATTCTTGCTCTCCTGTATTAGGGTCTATGTCTACAAATTTAACCTTGATCCTTACGGTATCATTTACTAATACTGAACTAGACATTTTATCTCCATTGTATTTTACTATTGATAATAGTACTTATTAGATAAGGATTACTAAGCAAGGTTGTGTTCTGCGGATTGAGACCTTGACACTATAGAGACCCTAACGGAAGTCCCTTGTTCTAAAGTATTGTTTACAACAGAAACATCAGCGACATTATTTAAATAAATAATAGCTGATTCTGCTATAGACTGTGCTTGCTGTTGAGTTGTCTGAAGGGTAATTGACCCTGACTTAACTGAAGAAACAGTAGCAAAGCCGACAAAAGTTGCATTGCTATTATCTGGCTCATCGCCTATATATACACCTATTGAAGGGGCAACTAATATCCTAGAAAAACCAGGAACAGTTAAAGTCAACGTACCTTGATAGGATACGCCAGACTGACTATATCCAACAAGATCATTGTATAACATATAATCCCCTTAAAGAAAATGTTTTAGTATTGTCGTACTAGCCAAAATCACCCAGCATACATTAAATAGTATTATAGTTGGAAGAGTTTTTACAGTTGAAGACCAAATTAGTGCAATGCTTGAAATTATTGCAAATATATAAAACCACCAAAACTGCTTACCAAACAAAAGACCAGGAAAGATAATTGCTATTTTAGTTGCAAAACCCCAAGCTTCTACAGTGTTTGCTTTGGTCCAATATGATTTACTGGACATTGTTTTTATGGCTGACTGTATCTTTTGAAAGAATAAACTTATATTATTATACATTTATAATTGCTCTTCAAAACGCTTGTATGGATATTGTTCAGAAATCTGCAGAATCCAATCTTTAAAAGGCTGAGAGATAGCTACATGATCTGGTATTTGCTTGTAGTCTGCTTGCCCTTTTAAAAACTTTGCTAGATGCATGTCTGGCATTGCGTCTATCTCATTCAATATTTCTTGGGATGGATTTAATGAGTCTATAACCATCTTGGAATAAATAGCCATTGGATGATCTGAGTTAAATGGCTCTTGAATCATAAAAGACCATTCTCTAATATTTTTAAACAGTTGATAAATTGATCTAGCTGCCCACATTGTGGAAGGTGTTAAATCAGACTGAAGGTCTTTTACTCCTAGCGGAATATCTAAAGCATTATGATTTGCTTCTATATAAGAAATTAGAAATTTAGGAGGAAAATATATTGGATATTCAAATTTGACAATATGTTTTGGATGAAGAACTGTATTTGAGTAGTCTGAAGATTTGCCCACAAGATAGGCATGACCTTCATATTCTGTTCCTTGAGATACGGAAACCCCAGTAACCTGAAGAACATCGCACCTATCTACTCTTGGAACATTAACACCTGGAATAACTAAATTTACTTTAGCTAATATAAAAAATCCAGGAGAAAGTGCTTCAGTTTCTTCCAATAATCTTTCTATTTGAATCACTCTAATTCCTTTATTTTAGACTCAACTAAAGAAAATTTATTACACAATTGTAAAAGTAATATTCTTTCTGGACCAATGCTGATTTCTGGATTATCTATAGTCTGACTTATATAGTTGTCAACATTAAAGCTTTCTGGATCAAAGCCAGAATTAATACATGTTATATATATTTCTTTAGCTAATATTGTTCTAAGTTCCTTTAGAGCCAAGAGCTTATCGCCATTTCCAAGATATGATTCTATACCCACTTCTAATCCCCTCTTCTAAAGAGCTTTTTTTTAGAATTGCTTTTTAGCTCAGCGTCAACCTTGATTCTCTCTCTTCTATACGGAGCACCGGTCCCGTCTGCTGGAGAAAGATTGCCGCTACCCATACCTGAAGAAGATACATACTTAAAGTAATCCTCATCATTAAAAAGAACTTCTGTAAAATCTGAATCTCTTTTAAATGGTATAAGTTGAGCTACTGGTGTTCCAAATCTTATAGTAAAAGGTTTATCGCCAATTGGATTTATAACAACATTCATTTGATGATAAAAATCAGTATGCACTATTGCTGGCAGAACCGTGTAATCTTCATTGGGCTCCCAATGCATTGGGAGCATTAAGGTTGACCACCCTGGTGCTGTCTCTATTCTCCAAGGGTTAATAATTTTTGGATATTGGCCCGTCTCAATTTTTCTAACTGACGTCATAGGGCATTCTCCAGTAGAATTATATTTAAAACCAGTAACTAGACCAATAGATACTTCTCTTCCACCTATCATAGCCGATGGAAAAAAATCATCTGCCCCTGTTTCCCATGTGCCATTGATATCTGGCCTAAAACGATAATTAGTCCACATAGGCAATGTTGCACCCGCACTAAGAAAGTCTATAGTACCGGCGCATCTTCTTAAAGAGCCGCCTTCTTTTCTAATTCTCTTAAACCAAGAAGGTTGATTTGTAAGAGTATTTATATATGGAGCGGACTCCATAAGCCTATTATCCATAGGGGTAAATCGAATTTGACCTGGTTTTAATTTTTCTTTTTTAGGTTTAGGGCTCACTGTTTATTCCATTCTTGATCTAAATTGTAAAGTTCTCTTAGCGACTGAGCGTGGTCAATAAGTTCATGATTACTTCTACCTTTATAGAATTCATCTAATTGTTTATCTACTTCTCTTCTAATTCCAAAATGGTTAATAGCCATTGTACATGCTTCTACATTTATAATCCCTTGACCTTGACCTACATGGGTCATATGAGGGGCTAAGAACATTTCCCCGTGAGAATGATCAAAGTCATTTCTTGACGGAGGTCTTTCTGACCATAAATCAATGATATCTTGAAGCTCTTTGTTTATTGGCATGTTTGCCATTTCTTGCCAGAACTTACTATCTCTTCTATCACTATAATAATGCAATCTAATCATAGTTAGTATGTTTTTCATAACTTTTTCAAAAGACTGATTAAAGTGTTTTTGTGAAAATTTATGACTTGGCATATAAGAGGAAATATATGGTATTGCTTGACGAATCTGCTGTATCGTTGAACCAATACTAGTAGCCTCTAGTGGCTCAACAAAAGAAGAGGCTAATCCAACTGCAATAACATTTTTTTGCCAAGGTTCTTTTACATATCCGGCATCAAACTTAATTACTCTAGGATCTTTAGGAAGCTTATACCCGCTTATTTTTTCTGCTTCTTCTACTGCTTGCTCAACAGAAATAAACTGATCACAGAAAACATATCCATTGCCTCTTCTTTCTTGAGTTGGTATCTCCCACATCCAGCCAGAAGAAGCTGCTTTTGCTCTTGTGTATCCATGAATCTTTCCGCTTGGGTCAGATTCTGTAGGAAATGGAATAGCAGTATTGCATAATAGATAATCACTAAAAGACTGCCAATTTACATCGCCAACTTCTTTCAATAAGACTCTACTAAAACCTGATGCATCAAACCAAAAGTCGGCTTCTATCTCATCACCCTGTTTTGTTTGAACAGATTTTATAGTTCCATCTTCATTTTTCTGAACTTTTTGAACAAGGCCGTCAATAAATCTAACATTCCTATTAAATGCTAAAGAAACAAAATATTCATTTAACTTAAAAGTATCAAAATGATATTGATTTGTATTATTGTGTAGATTTTCTCTTCTAATCTTATCTCTTACTAAGCCTATTGAAGATGTTTGAGATGTTAATGTTTTACCCGTTTCTATAATTCCCATATATGCTCCGAATAAACCAAAGCAGTATATATCATCTATACCTGAAACGCTGTGGAAATAATCTGGAGTATGCTCTGTCCAGTTTTCATATCTAATTCCATATTTATGCGTAGCTGCGGTTTCCATTAACATTTCGTGAAGAGGTATATCGCATAACTCCATAAACTGACGCCAATGTTCGGTTGACCCTTCTCCTACACCTATAATACCAATGTCAGAAGAAGAAACAACGGTAATTCCACATGATGGAAAAGCTCTTCTTAAAAGAAGGGCGGTTATCAACCCCGCTGTACCAGATCCTATTATGCCAAAAGTTCTTGGCTTAAATTTATTCAAATTATCGTCCATATATATATTATATCACTATTCATACCATGTTACTAGGCTATATTTGACGCCTGAATTAACCGGATGGGCTATGTGTAGATAGGGAAAATTAGAAGGAAAAAGTATTACTGTTCCAGTTTCCATTGGTATAGACAAGTCAAAAAATGGAAACTCTAAATCTCCACCATCTTTTGGGGCAAGGATGCAAGACACCATGCTGAACACTCTTCTATTGTCAGGAGCGTGATCTACGTGTGCGTGATACTCTGCCTCGGGATAATACTTTAGCAGCTGGTAAGCTGCGTGCATTCCAGAAGGAATTAAATATTCTGTTCTATAATCATAGGTAGCTTTTTCCACTGGGATTAAAATGTTTTCGGTAAAATATTTAGATAATTCTGTTTCTGGATAGGGTTTCATTATTGGAATTAATGAACAAGTTAAAGATGTTCTATATTTAGAGGAAATACCATCGCCAATTCTTGAAGAACTCCAGTGTAGTTCAGACCAATCAGAAGCAGTTTCTTTTTCTAAACTTTGTATAAAATCCTCTGCTTGATTTTTTGAAAAAACATCCCTATAAATAGAGATACACTTTGCTGGACTTTCTACTTTCATACTACCTCAAATCTACCTTCATGCAACATGGTATCGTTGTTCCAAATTTCATAATTATACTTATTCTTTTTAAATATCCTAAAACGAAATCTTAGTATATGCTTTTCTTTTATTGTTGGAAAAAATTTATACTCATCATCAGAACTTTTACAAACAATAAATACATTTTTTGAAAAATTATTATACTCATCAGTAACGTCTAACCAATATATATATCCACTTTCAACAAAATCAGGAGACTCAATAGCAAAAGTTTCAGGAACAGAACCTATAGATATATGGGTATATTCTTCGGAAATACTTATTGGAAGCTGAGATTCTTCAGATAATTTTTTAGCTTCTTCTGGCATTCCCTGTTCTGTTAAAGACTGTGGAACGCAAACAAACCTTTTCATTGTAGACTTGCTATTTTACTCTCAATCATTGCTAAACCTGATATCAAACTTTCAATTCTTTCTCTTTCTCCAACCATAACTGGGTTAAACCCAGAAAGATCAGTCTCATCAAAAGTGTCAGGATCAACGCCTACCCTAATTAATATATTAAAAATTTCTGATTTAATATTTTTTCTTGTAGCAGTTAACGTATCTATTTTTTGTTGTGGTGTTAGTTCAAAATCCATTTTATTTTTCTCCTTTTTAGATATTGTATAGTATATACGATGAACCAGAAGAGGCAGAAAAATTATCCGAATCTGCCGTAAGACCTGCCCTAGTATCAAAAGAAACTGTATTTGATATTGTATCACAAACTACGACAATTGCGCCTCCGCCTCCAGCTCCTCCTCTTTTTCCTGTTCCACCTGTTATAGCTGGAGCTCCTCTACCGTGAGAACCATCATTAACTCCTCCAGCTCCACCAGCATAGTGTGCTGATGCATCAGGATTGGGATGCGAAACAGAGTGGTTATGATGATGATACCTAGGAGAACTGCTAGTGTAAGAACCAGCATGGGTGTGGGTGTGTGGCGGTTCGCCAAAGTGTGCATGAACGTGTCCATCGTGACCACCAAAAGAGCCATGATAGATTCTTTCATGGTGGTGAGCATTACCGTCTGGCTGATACCAGTTATGATGTCCATTTGGCTTTTGATGTCCATGTGGTGGATAATGAGCCCAGTTTCCGTATCCATCATAGTGAGGCCTCCAAGCATGCCAATAGTGCCCGTCCCAGTGGTGGACTCCACCATGAGGGCCATCATTATGGGGATGGTGATAATGACCACCATGATGCCAGTGTGGCCCTTCCCAGTGACTAGTTGAACCCTTGAAGTGGAGAGATTCATGTGGCGCAACCTTGTGCCCATGACGGTCTGAGTGATTTGTCGTATGATTATGGTGGTCATGATTTCTTGTATGAGGTGCATGACTATGACCAGGAGCTACATGATGGTGGTCCGTACGACTTGGTGCTGCGGCACCATCTGCTCCGTTGGCACCTGCGGGAATTGTAGTTCCTACTGATCCAGCTGCTCCAGATCTACCTAATGAAAATACTTTTCCAGATCCAACTATTGTTTTTGCAAAGATAGCAACTACGCCACCTCCTGCTCCACCAGAACCTCCTGCTCCACCTGGAGCTGGACCAGAGTTGGCGGAACCATCTGCTGCTGGATTACCTCTTCCGCCTGGAGCATTAACAGTATGGGAACTTGGTCCATATCCACCAAGAGCTCCTGCTATACCTGCTTTATTTGGCCATGTAGCTGGCGCAGGAGTTGTTGTTCCTGTTGTGCCAGTTGTGCCAGAAGATCCACCAGTAATTTTTACTCCACCAGTGTTTGTCGGATCAATATAACTTCCACCTAAAAGGTTATTTAAACTCTTGTACAGATAGCTTGGCAAGGTTGATACATTTGGATTAGAACCACCACCACCTTGTCCTCCAAGTCTATAAGAAATAGTAGATGTGGCTTGTCCTGCAATTGAACCATCGGAAATGTTTGATCCAGATTCGCCAACTATACCAGAAGTAACAGAACCTATCCCGATAAATCCATTAAGAGTTAAAGTGTTTTTTACAAAAACTTTAAACCCATTAGTATAAATAATTCCAGTTAATGTAACCTCTAAATTGTCATAATACATGTCGCTAGTTAGCGTTACTGCAGAGTTAACGTATCCATTTCCATCTAAACCTGAACCATAAATGGAATCATTTCCAACTCTTTGTGTTCTTTGCTGACCGATTCTGTCCATTGCTGGCATTTTATACCAACTGCATGTAGTAGACTGTGCCTGAATTTTGCCCCGTAACATCTGTAGAAATTGATGCCGGAAGTGCTGAATGAGAGGATACCGCTATAATCACTCCTCCACCAGCAGGTGCAGTTCCTGGAGCTTGAATATATGCCGTACCAGAACTTGGACCAGTTATATACCTTGCAGCTATAATAACTACTCCACCACCTGCTTGACCAGAGCCACCTGCACCACCTCTTAGAAATGTTGGAGTTGTACTAGAGGCACTTACCGCCCATCCTCTTATGGCCTGATGAGGAATTTGGTAATACTTTGAACCACCCAATGCAGCTGCTGGTGCAGTTGCAGAATAACCAGTTGCAGAACCACCAAGACTATGAGTTACAGCAGTTGCTGCAGCCCCTCCGCTGTGCTATTGATCCAGCAGTTGAATAACCAGTTGTAAAACCTATAATTGAGTTATTGTTTAGGGTTAAAATATTTTTAACAAATATTCTATACCCATTTGGAGCTAATCTAACTCCAGCGTTAATAGTTAAATTATTAAAAAAAAGATCTGTTGTCATTGAGTAAACATTAGAAGATGGAGCCATTCCTAAAATAGTTGTTGACCCATCTAATGTAGCGTCTCCATCCACTCCAGTTCCAAATATTGGATCAGGCGCATCAATAAAAGATGCCATTGCGCTAGGAGCGCCATACCTAACCATTGCTGCCATTCTTATTAAGCCTCTTCTATTCCAAACACAGATATATTTACAGAGCTATTTGCACTACAAAGTGCTTTTAATTCATCTCCAGCTCCACCTGTATAAACCATTACCATAGAGCAGTTAAAAGCCATTGTTTCATTAGCGGACAAAGTCATTGCGCTGATGATATCTAGTGAATTAGGTGTAGCACCTTCGCTAGCTCCAGAGGGAACTAGTCTAACAGTGACTGTTTTTGCAGATGCTGTTGTATTGGTTAATACAACTTGCTTAACTATAGTAGTAGTTGCCGCTGGAACAGTATAGTATGCAACGCTTGAGGTTCCAAGCTGTGTTGGGCCCGCCAAACGTTTCTGATTAATTGCCATCTTAAATGACCTCCATATAAAGCATTATTTTTACGTCTCTTATATCTTCTGTAATGCCAGTAGTTGAAACTGAGCCAGAAGAAGATGAAAGTTCTACTATTTGATCCAGATTATTTCTATAAAATAGCTTACCATCTGTATAATTTATTGCTAGCTCTCCATGTTCTAGTGAGCTTGGAACCTGTGTGGCTGTGCCGCTTCTTTTAATCTTAATAGTGTTAGCCATTTAGACTCCGTTTAACAATAGTTTTAATTAAAAAGTTCCACCATCAATGGATATGCCATCTATTGTACCACCTGTAATGTTTACATTATTAGCATTTTGTGTTGCAATTGATCCAAGTTCAAGTGCAGTTCTTGCGCCAGATGCAGTTGTGGCACCAGTGCCTCCATATGCAATTCCAATTGCTGTACCTTGCCATACTCCAGTTGCAATAGTGCCAACTGATGTAAGGCTAGATGAAGTAATTCCAGATCCAAGGGTGCTTGAACTTAAAACAGCAGTGCCATTAATATAAAATGATTTTCCAGTCAATAAATTAAGATGCTCAGAAGATGTCCATGCATCTGTTGCATCAACCCAGTTAAATGTTTTATCCGTAGTTCCCTTGACGGTTATACCAGCTCCATCAGCTCCAGCATCGCTTGGTGACGATGTGCTTGCCAATTCTATATTCTTGTCGTCAAGAGAAACTGTTGTAGAATTAACTGTTGTAGTAGTTCCGTTTACTGTAAGGTTTCCAGTTACGGTCAAGTCTCCTGGAGTTGTAACACTTGAAGCCAAAGATACAACGCCACTTGTTACCGTAATTTGATTAGCAGTTCCGCTTACTGTTACGCCAGAAACTGCAGTGTCTACATAAAGTTTTGTAGCTGCATGAGCGTTAGAGGATGGCGTTGCAACTGATACTGCTCCAGAAAATGTTTTGTCACCAGTTACTGTTTGAGAAGTACCTAAAGTTAAATATGCTCCTGCTCCAGCAATAGCAGGAATAGATGTAGCGTCACCGCTCCCATCTGATCCCTTACCGTAGTAAAGAATGTCATCAGCCTCATTGTAGGCTAGCTCTGCGTTCTTTAATGAAGATGGGGCCCCTGCGGACCCTGTTCCGGCCCTTCTTTTAATTCTTATTGTGTTTGCCATGTTTAAAAGTTTCCTCCATCTACAACGTCGGCTTCAGAATAATTAACCCACTGAGAACCATTATATCTTAATATATTTCCAGTTGAGGCTGATGTAATAGTAACATCATTTAAACCGTTTAATACTGACTGACTAGATATAGTGGTTTCAGCTGAAATTATTCTATCTTTAATAGTTAAATGTGCACCTGCTGGATTCAAACCCAACACGGTCTGTATTGCTTCAACTGCATCATTTACATTTGCATGTTGCAAATGGTGGGGAACGCTGCCTGAGTTTAAGGTGTCAGTTGCAGTTGGATTTGTAAATACATCTAAAGAATTTGGATATTGTGTGGTCATATTTTCCTTATAGTGTTAAAATTGATCCAATCCAATCAAAAGCTACTGTTACAGAATTTTGGGATCCCGTAAAAGGAAGCCCAGAAGCTGTGTCTGTATAACTTAGTAACCTTGAATTTGATTGATTTGAACCAACTTGATATATTACTGCTGCATTAAAAGCCGTATTTACCGGCAATGTAAATACAAAATTTTGAGAATTTACAACTCCTAAATTATTTACTAAAGACGGAAGATTTTCTGTTGTGTATGCAATATTTGCATTTGATATATCTGATAAAAATTCGTCAGTATTCTGATTGGGAGTATAAGAGTTTTTTACTAATGCTACTTTAAAATTATTATCAGCAAAGTTAAAGTAGCCATTTAACATACCCTGCTTTGCCTTTCCATAAATAAAGTTAGCCATAATAATTATATGCCTATATCTTTAGATAATATAATTCTATATTTATATCCAGTTTCAAAATATTCTTTATTAGAAGTTGTATAAACTGGCGTTGAATCATTTGATGGAAAGTCTATGTAAACTTCTGGCTTCCAAGAATGAAGAGACACGTTAGCGTCTACTGATTCCCATCTAGATGGTGTTCTTTGTATTTTCTTTTTTTGCGCTTTAAAATACTTAGCATTAAGGAAGTTTGAAGCTGGTCGAGCATTAAACTCAATTGTTACTCTTCCATTATTGTAAGAGTTATCTAGATAAAAGTCTCCATTAACAGGATCTACAGAAACTACGTAAAAATTAGGGTTTTTAGCCAGAATTTGAACAGTAGAATATGCATCTGTTCTAACGGATTTATCTTCTATCAATATTTCTTCATATACAGGTTCTGAATACGAAGTTACTGTAGAGGGTGTTGCAGCATCTGCTTTTATGAACTTAATTTTTTCTGTTGGTATAGTTTCGTTTACTGCGTCTTTTATATTTGAAACTATTATTTCATATTCTTGACCAGAAGTTAAAACTACGTCCCAGAACAATCTTAAAGTTCTAGATATTTGATTAAAATCGGTAATAGTATTTATTGCTGCAAATGGGCTAGCGACAACAACTGGGGTAGCAGCTGTGGTTTGCACTGTAAAGTTAGCATTTATTAATGAGCTAATTTTGACAGTTCTTCCAAACTTTATTACGACAACATCAGCGTCTACGCTGGCGCTTTCTATTAGATACAGAGCCACAGATTCTCCTTATTAAGATTCTATTGAAATAGTAACAGTTTTCTGATATAAAAAACAGAGGGTGGTAGCTTCCGCCACCACCCTCTGCCTACGGGCTGTCACTTTTCAGTGACCGTAACTATAATGCCCTAAGGTCAAATTAGAGTTCGTTTGTAACCTGAACCTCGTAGTTACGGCTGAGCTTGATGTTCTTAGCGACGGTAATACCTTCGCCATCGCCCAGCATTACGATGTCGTAACGCTCCTTCATCTTCATCTGACGAATGTCACGTGATGGATCATCAAACTGGTCAGTGGACAGATCGTCCTTGACTAGAAGTGAGCCAACCTCGTTACGGTCAATGAGGAAAAGGTCAGACTTAGCTGCACTGCCACTTGTCTTAGCTGTAAAGCTGACGAATGGTGATACAAGTACGTTAAGACCCATTGGAGCAGTTGCGTTTAATGCGCCTTCTGGAGACTGTGGACGGTAACCCCAGCTAGTACCTACAGCTGAAGCTGCGCCACCTGCATGGAAGATGCTGTCCTTCAAGAAGACTGACCACATGAGTGGATGGAGGATGAAGTCTGTTGGTACATGCTTCTCTGCCATCAAAACTGCAGCCATGTCTACGATGTCGTCCCAGGTGACGGTGTCATTAAAGGCACCATTGATGTCACGGCCGGTTGTTGAATCGTAGGCATTGTCGTCGTTATCAAAGACGATTGTTGCAGCGTCCTTGAAACGGCTAAGTGCAATTTGCTCTTTTAAGCGAGCAAGGGCACGACCTGCAGCGCGGACATGAAGGCCGACGATATCCCAAAGTGAGTCAGCAATAACTTCCTCTGTGAAAGCTAGCTTGACACCCTTCTTGGACACCTTTCCTTCAATTTGCTTTGCAAAGGCTAATGCCTGCTCTGGGTACTCTTGTCCTTCGGGAATCTCAGCTGCTTGAATTGCATTAACTGCTGGGAATTCAAGTGAACGACCCTTACCGAGACGTACAGTTGAAAGTAGGGGAGTAACTAGAAGCTGGGGTTCAGCTGCTTCCTTAAGAGTACGAGAAATAACCTTTGGGAAGAGAATTGCAGCATCTGGTGATGCAAAAGCTTCCTTAATGGTAACTCTGTTGTCTTGGTCTAGATACCCGTCCTCAGATAATGCGGCTTCCCAAGCTGGGAGTCCTGAGAGGAGCTCTTGGATTGTTTTACTCATCTTAGGATATTCCTCCTGTTATTATAAGGTTAGGTTGACGCGGAATGCGCCAATGACGTTGTGGACATCCAGGTTGCTACGGATACCAAGCTTGCCTGAGTAAGTACCTGAGCGAGTAATCTCAAATACTGTCTTAAGCGCACCTGGATCTGAAGGAAGCTGCATGTAGGAAAGAAGACCATCATCAAAGTTGGTTGCAAACTTTTCTACTTCGACTACCTTACCAACCTGGAGGTAAGAGTAGACTGCACTGCTGGCATAAAAGTCAGCTGCAGCTGCCAATACTGGACGGCCCATATGGTCCGAACGAACTACGCTACCAACGGTAACGTCTGCATTGACTCCAGTGACCATTGGGTACTCAACGTAACCATGGGTGATGAAGCCTGCACCTTGTGAGGTGCCCTTGTCAAATGGACGGTAAAGGTCATACTGAGCAACGCCAACTGGAATTGATCTTGCGCCTACTGCAACAGTGTCAGTTGCACCAGAGCTGTAAGATGGAGTTGCACCATCTAGTGGATCCCAAGATGATGGCATGTTGTCACCCCAGGTGACTGAAGCTGATGTACCATTAGCTGGAACAACCCTTGCATCGCCATTGCTGTCGGCTACGACTGAAAGAATGGTACCTTTTGGAATTACGATTTCGAAGCGATCATCTTCGCTGTCGGAATACCAAGTTGGTAGACCAGGATGTGGGAGAAGGTATGCTGCTGGAGCAATGCCCTCTGAAACCACAAAACGGCCTGAACCAGTCTTTGTGCCTACTTTACGAAATTTTGCTAAGCTCATTTCTTATTTTCTCCTTGTTTTAAAGCTTACGACGGCCCATGAGAGCGTCAACAAATACTTGCTCAAGTGATACTTCTTCCTTAGCCTCAGTAATCTCATTGTCCTCGTCAACAGTTGCTACGTTTTCTTCGTTTGCAACTGCTGCAGATTCGTTATGGATTTCTGGTGCTTCGGCATGACGTGACTTGCGGACTGGTATTTTTGCAATATCTCTGAGTGAATCAGCAAGAGAAGAGGCTGTTCTGGTCAAGTGTGACTCAATCAGTTCATCTCTCTGCTCTGCTGTTTCTACGCCAGCGTTGATTTTTGCATCCACTACTCTTTCCACAAGAATTCTGTGAAGTGCTGCCTTGAGCTTTGCATTTTCTTCTTCAAGAGCTTTTACCTTGTCGAGAACGTCGTTGTCTTGCTCAGCGGGCTGTTCAGCCTTATCGCTGAGGTCTTCGTCCGTACTCTTGGACTCTTGAGTACCTTCGGCCTCTTCTTCTTTGGCCTCTGGTTCTTCAGACTCTGCAGCTTGTTCGGAATCAACAGCCTCTTCAGCTTGTTCATCCGCTTTCTCTGTATCGTCCTTAGACTCTTCTGCACCGGCTTCTTCGCCGGCTTCTTCGCCACCTTCAGCTGGTGCCTCTGGTGCCTCTTCCTCGCCACCTTCAGACTCTTCAGTCTTTCCTGCGGCAATTGAAGATAGATCCTCGCTCAACTCTTCGGTTACAGCTAGGATATCCTCTTCTTGATTGCGATCTTTCATATTAGAGTTCTCCTGTAGATCGGTGTTATTAACAGCTTCCTCGCTAGATAGTAATGAAACTGCTTTATTATGTGC